CAGATGCTGCGGCGCAGGCTGCAGCCCTGACCGGCGGTTATGGCTCCAGCTATGCCACGAGCGCCGCCCAGCAGGCGTATCAGCAGCAGATCGGTGCGCTGAGCAGCGCCATCCCCACGCTGTACAGTCTGGCACTGGATACGTATACCAGCGGCGGCAACGAGCTGGTGAGCCAGCTGGATCAGCTGAACAACAGCGAACAGGATGCCCAGCAACAGTACAACAACAAGCTCTCGGACTACTACACCCAGCTGAAGCAGAAGGGCGAAGCATACAACAACGCCTATGCGCAGGACTACGGCGCGTATCAGGATTATCTGAGCCAGCTGGGCACCCTGCACGATTATTACTCCGCGCAGGAACAGCAGCAGGCAGCACGCCGCCAGCAGGTGTTCAGCAATGTGATGACCGTGCTGGGTGTGCTGGGCGATGCGGTGCAGATCGTTCTCAGCGGCACCACGGGCGTTGGCTCCATGCTGAGCGGTCTGCTGAATACCGGCTACAACATCTACTCCGGCAACCGTCAGTACGAGGCAGACCGTGCGGACACTCAGTGGAACCAGCAGCTGCAGGAGCGTCAGTATCAGGACAGCCTGAACCAGCAGCGCTACGAGAACGAGGCGAGCGAGCGGGAGTATCAGGACAAACTCAACCAGCAGAAATTCAACAACGATGTCACAAGCCAGAAGCTGAACATCGCACTGGGCGAGTGGAACCTGAAAAAGTCCAATGCAGAAAGCAAGCCGCGCTGGCAGCACGGCAGCAGGCAGTAGGACTGGCGGCACTGGCACGGGCAGTACGTCCTCCGGTACAGCCAGCCGCAGCACGGGCACTGCCACCCGTCTGGGCGGTGACACCTCCCGGAATGTGACGGTGCCCTACATGGCCATGCTGATGCGCAGCCAGGGCAAGAGCGATACCAGCATCAGCACCGCACTGCGACAGGATGGTTATTCCAGCGCAGAGATCGCACAGATCCTGCAGCAGATGAGGCGCTGACCGTTCGGGTGGATACCAAACAATAAAAAGCATGTGCAGAGCACACAGGAGCCGTTCCGGCCAGTGGTGTTCTGCACATGCTTTTTTAGCAGAAAATAATGGCGTGCTGTTCGAGTCCCATTGGGATACCCCACCAAATAAAAAATCCGCTGTTTTGAACAGCGGCAGAAGGTTCCCCGGTAGACATTCCTAAGGAATGGAACCCGCAGCAGAATCTGACGGTCAGGGCCTTACGGGTTGTGTTTGCTGATTTTTCCGCAGCCCCTTGGCAGGGCTTTGAAAAATCAGAACACGGCCCCAACAACTCCTCCCTGTTTCGGCCGCAGGCCGCGGTCGTCGTCGTTGCTGTTCGAGTCCCACTGGGATACCCCGCCAAATAAAAAAATCCGCCGATGCAAAGCATCAGCGGATTTTTGGTGGGGTGCCCAGTGGGACTCGAACCCACGGTCTCCAGATCCACAATCTGGCGCGTTAACCGACTACGCTATGGGCACCACATAGATGCGCCCGAAGGGACTCGAACCCCCGGCCCACTGCTTAGAAGGCAGTTGCTCTATCCACCTGAGCTACGGGCGCACGTTGTTATCCCAATGGGTTCCTTTATGGCGGCAGCTCTGTGTCGGCACAGGCTGCGAGAGAAATAATACCATACCCATCGCATTCTGTCAAGGAAAATCTGAAAAAAGTTTCAACTTTTTTGCGCTGCGGGCAAAAATGGCTGTTCCAGCGTGTAGGAACGGCCTTACAGCAGCCACATTCCGGCACAGCCCAGCGCAAAGCCCAGTGCAAAGCCGCACACCACGTCCCGCACATGATGCACCCCGGTGAGCACCCGCAGGCAGCAGATGAGCAGGGCAATGCCCACCATCACGCAGCCCGCAGCGGGGTAGAAATACAGCCACACCGCCGCCAGCACGGCGGCGCTCAGCGCGTGGCGGGAGGGCATGGAGTGCCCCCGGCTCTCCTTTGCCACCAGCGGGGTGAAGCCGGGCTGCTCGTAGGGACGGGAAAAGTGCAGCCGACTGCGCAGCAACGTGCCGCCCCAGAACACCAGACCCGGCACAAAGACGGAACGGGCGATGAGCACCATAAAGTCCAGCGCGGCCTGCTTCTGGGTGAGGAACAGCCGCGAGAGCCGGATGTTCAGCAGGCACAGCAGCACCGGATAGCACACAAAGGGCACCAGCGGCAGCCACCGGTCCAGAAAAACGACCAGCCGCTTTACAGCCGGATGGTCGCTGAACCAGTGATAGACGGGCTTATACTGTTCTGCGGTCAAAGCAGCTCTCCTCCTGTCGGGTCGGACATCAGAAACAGGTGTCCAGATAGTTTTCCACATCAAAGGGCTCCGGGGTGGAATCCTTGCGCAGGTACAGCGGGTGGTGCGGGTGCCCCTTTTTGCTGCGCTTGCCAAAGGTGACCCACGGGATCTCCCGCTCCCGCGTCAGGGCTACCATCTCCCGCATCAGGCCGGGCAGGTAGTCCCGCTTTTCGATCAGGGTGCCCCATGCCGCCCACATGGTGGGCTCGGTCTGCGCCAGCACGGCCTGCAGCCAGCGCAGGTTTTCATCGCACAGGGCGCGGTCGGGGGTTTTGTCCATATCGTTGGGGTCGGTGGCACGCTGGGGGTAGACGTTGAACATGATCCAGCTGTCAAAGCCGTTGGCGGCGGCCAGACGCTCCACGCTTTTTAAGGTGGGGTCCAGCGCGCCGGGCTGGGCGGTGCTGGGGTTGATGCCGATGCACACCAGCGGGTGCCTGCCCACCCGCCCCAGAACATAACGGTAGCTTTGGTAGGTGTGGGGCTCATAATACCAGACGCCGCCGGCGTATTCGCCAGCCTTGAGCACGGGCAGAGAAACGGTCTGCATGATAGTAAACTCCTGTCGGTTTTGAATAGCATTCTTATCGTACCTGAATCTACCGGGAAAATCAACAGTTTTAGCCCCAAAATACTGCCTTATTTCTGTTTTTGTGGTATACTGGAGGTGTTCCGGTGCGGCAGGGGGACTGCGGCACCGCGCTTCGCTTACAGAAAAAGGAGTTCTTATGCTGGAAGATTATAAAAGTGCACTGCGCGCAGGGCAGCGCGCCTATCGTGCCCGCATATCCCGCGGCCAGTCGCCCTATCTGGCTGTTCTGGACGATGTGCTCAAGGGCGTGGATATCGTGGCACAGGAGCCGCTGGGGCTGGTGGAGATTCCGTCAGACAGCCTTGTAGGCACCAAGACCAGCGGACGGCACACCGCCTTTTCGTATGATTTCATGCCTCTGCTGGAGCCGGACACCGAGTTTGCCGCCAAGTGGTCGAACCTGTGTGACGCGCATCTGGAAGAGGGCATCCATACCCCCATCATCGCCTTTGAGTACATGAACCAGTTCTATGTGCAGGAGGGCAACAAGCGGGTCTCGGTGCTCAAGTATTACGGCGCCGTCAAGATTCCGGGCACGGTCACCCGGCTCATCCCCGCCCGCACCGAGGATCTGGAAAATAAGATCTACTATGAGTTTCTGGATTTCTATAAGCTGTCCAAGGTGAACTATGTGCATTTTTCCAAGCTGGGCGGCTATAGCAAACTGCAAACGCTGGTGTGCAAGGCCAGCGGCGAGACGTGGTCGGAGGATGACCGGCTGAACTTTGCCGCTTTCTACACCATGTTCCACCAACAGTTCGAAGCCTTGGGCGGCACGTCCCTGGGGCTGACCACCGGTGATGCGCTGCTGGTGTACCTGTCGGTGTACCGCTACTCCGACACCTACGACGCCACCCCTGCACAGGTGCGGCAGAATCTGGAAAAGCTGTGGAACGAGGTGAAGGTGCTTACCGAACCCCATGGCGTGGAGCTTTCGCTGGACCCGCCCAAGAGCCCTGCAGAGCCGCTTTTGTCCAAGCTGAATATCTTCAGCCCCAGCAAGCAGCCCAGTGAGCTGCGGGTGGCATTTATCCACGAGTACAACGCCAAGATCAGCGCGTGGGTGCGCGCGCATGACGAAGGGCGCGAGGCGCTGGCCAAGGTTTTCCCGGACAAGGTGTATATCAGCTGCTACGAGGATGTGAACCCGGAGGTGGACGCGGAGCAGGTGCTGGAGGAGGTAGCCCACAACAATGCGGACGTGGTGTTCGCCACCAGCGTGCGGATGTACAACGCCTGCCTGAAGGTGGCGGCGCAACACCCCAAGACCCGCATCCTGAACTGCTCGCTGAACGCGCCGCACCCGCTGGTGCGCACCTACTACCCCCGCACCTATGAAGTGACCTATCTGCTGGGCATGCTGGCCGGTATCATGACCAAAACCGAGCACATTGGCTATGTGGCGGCAAACCCCGTGTACGGCGTGCCCGCGGCGATCAACGCCTTTGCACAGGGACTGAAGAGTGTACGCCCGGCGGGACGCATCTGGCTGCGCTGGGCCTGCCTGAACGATGCAGCCCACCCGCTGGATTTTGCTGACTGCCCGGAGATCGACATGGTCTACGCCCGGGACAGCCGGGAGCCTGCCAACACCCACCGGGACTATGGTCTGTGCCGCAAGCTGCCGGACGGCAGTTTGCAGCCGCTGGGTCTGCCGATCTGGCGGTGGGATACCTTTTATGTGGAGATCGTGCGCTCTATCTTTGACGGCAGCTGGGACAATGCAGCTACCACCCGCGCAGTGAACTACTGGTGGGGGCTGCGCAGCGGCGCAGAGGATCTGGAGTATCAGGAAGCACTGCCCAGCGGTACGCGGCAGCTGCTGGATCTGCTGGAAACGCTGCAGGGGTCGGACAATGTGCACATCTTCCCGGAAAAGCTGTATGATAACGAGGACAACCTGCACTCCCCGGAGAATAGAGTTTACAGCCCCAAAGAGCTGATGGAGATGGATTGGCTGGATGCCTGTGTACACGGCAAGCTGCCCCATTACGATGAACTGGACGTCAAGACCCGTACCGTGCTGGCAATCAACGGACTGGACAACGTAAAGGGTCTGGAGAAATGAGCCGGCCTGACCGGAAAAGAATGGAGCATACGAACGTGAAAATTCTTGCCATCTCAGATGTCCCATCCAAGGCGCTGTGGGACTATGATACCCGTGCCCGGCTGGAAGGCATCGACCTGATCCTCTCCTGCGGGGATCTGCCTAAAAAATATCTGGAATATCTCACAAACTTTACCGCTGCGCCCATCCTGTATGTGCACGGCAACCACGACGGCAGCTACCAGACCCAGGGCGAGCCCGGCGGTTGCATCTGCGTGGACGATCAGGTGTACACATGGAAGGGTCTGCGCATCATGGGGCTGGGGGGCTGTCAGCGCTATAATAAAGAGGATACCTATCAGTACACCGAGAAGGCCATGCGCCGCCGTGTGCACAAGCTGGAGCATCAGGCGCACAAAAGGGGCGGCATCGACCTGCTGCTGACCCACGCCCCGGCCAAGGGGCTGAACGATGGGGACGACTGTGCCCACAGGGGCTTTGAGTGCTTCAACGAGATTTTGGACGAGTACCAGCCTAAATGGTTCATCCACGGGCACGTACACCTGAATTACGATGCAAAGCTGCCCCGGGTATGCACCCGCGGCAACACCACCGTGATCAACGCCACCGAGCGCTATGTATTCGAGATCCCGGACCCGGACCCGGTCGACGAGCGTAAGACCCTTTGGCGGATGCTGGGGTTCTGAGCCGCTGCCTATGCAAAAAAGACACCGCACAGCTGTGCGGTGTCTTTTTTTGTTGATGGAACCTTATTGTGGGAATGGCGG